GTTGATACGCCGACCCGACCCACACACGGAATTTCAATGGTTTTTGGGAACGTTGAACTAATTGCTTGACGGCTATAATAGTAAGTGCTATTGTTTGTATAGGATGATAGAAGAAAAACATAAAAACAACCCGAATATTGTTTTCAACGTCACAGAACTTGCTAAAGTTTTGGGTGTAAGCAAGCAGACAGTTTGTAATCTCAAAAAAAACGGACACCTTCCAAAGAAAAAAAAGTTTTGTGCAGCAGACCCACAGGTTGCGCAAGTGATAAGAATGTATACAGAGGGCGTAGATATTAAGGGCAGAGGTCTAACTACGGGCAGACCGCTGGGAAGAAAAACATCAACGCGGTCAGAAGAAAAACTCAAAGAAGAAGTGGAAAAAGTTTTACAAGCGACAGACTCTGATACGAGTCATCGGCTAATACAAGACGATGAAGAAATAGACCTTGAAAGTATGTCTGGTCAGCTGGTGCTAAGGCTCAACGAATGCACGTCAGACTTTAATCGCAAGACGATAATGCAAACGCTGGTCAACGTTGAGCAATATAAAAAACTACAAATAGAAACATCAAAGAAACGCGGCGATGTCGTGGACAAAGAACAGGCGCGATATTTTTTTAATAAGTATTTTAACAGCTTAAACGAATCGCTTATTGAAATGCCCAGCGTAGACTTAGCCGAGAAATTACTTGGCGAAATAAAAATGATGGAAAAGCGAAAACCTACAAAGCAAGTTTTAACATCTATGGTAAAACAGCTAAAAGGTAAGAAAGCAAACGAGCAACAGATTATAGAAAATGCGTGCGATGAGCTGAACCCCAAAGTAGACGAAACAGAAATAAAAATAAAAATTCAAGAAATTCTACAGATTGCCATATCTAACAAAATAAAGGCAACGCATGAAGCAATTAAAAAACTCGAACTATTTGCAAGCGGCAAATAAAGCTGACAAAGATTTTTGGTTTGAAGTTTTAGAAAAAGCTGTAGTAGAACCGCCCATTCAAACAATTTCTCTTTGGGCAGAAAACAATCGGTTTTTATCTTCAAAGGTTACAGCGCGTCAGGGTATGTTCAGCTGGGATAACGCACCATACTGGAAAGAACCGTGTGATTGCTTTAGTCCGAGTAGTCCAATTCGTGAAGTTGCAATTATGAAAGGCACACAGGTAGGTTGCACAACTTCAATTTATGAAAACATTATCGGTTATAATATTGGAATTAAAGCAACCAGCACATTGTTTGTTACCGCAGATAAGCAACTGTTAAAAGATTTTAAAAAAATAAAAATAGACCAACTTGTAGACGATTCAAATCTACGGCACTTAATAAAATCAGACACCGGCGCGTCATCAACGTCACGAAAAACAGGCGATACTATTTCGTTGTTAGAATATGACAATGGCAAGCAAGGCTTTATTAGGTTTTGCGGTTCACACAATAAAAACGATTTTCAAAGTATCATGTTTCAGCAGGCGTTGATTGACGAAATAGATTCATTCAGTGAAAACGTACAGGGTGACGGTGATATTTGCGCACTGATAGACCAAAGAACATCCACGTATAAAGACAAAGCTAAAATCGGATATATGAGCAGACCTTCTCTAAAGCATAACTCAATAATATTACAGAAATATTTAAACGGCGATCAGCGTAAATGGTTTGTGCCATGTCCGCACTGTGGCAAAGAACAAGTGCTTGTTTTTTACGCAAAAGACGGCGGAGAATATAAAGACAGCAAAGCAGTCACAAACAAAGACGGAGAAATTTGCAAACCATATGGAATTGTTTTTGATTCAGAGCAGTGTAAGCGCGGAAATTATTCTTCGGTTGCTTATCGTTGTCAACATTGTGGAGATGAGTTTGACGACAGTTTTCAATACGAAATGAACAGAAAAGGCACTTGGATACCTACGACAAAATCACGATTTCCAAATTATAGAAGCTATCATTTTTCTGGCATATCCGTGAAAAGCTGGAAAATCGTGGTTAGGCAATTTTTAGAAGCCGGACGCGACCCAAATAAACTACAGGTTTTTTATAATTCTGTTTTGGGCGAGCCATTTGAAGATACGACAGTAGGCGTAGACCCGACAATTGTGCATAATAAAATTAAGTCATACGCAAACAATATTTTGACAGACGATGTTTTATTTTTAGTCGCGGCAGCAGACATTCAGCATAATCGTATTGAGTGTGAAATAAAAGCGTACGGCGATAGGTTGCGTTCATGGGGCATAGACCATAGAATATTTTTAGGCGACACCGCAAACGAAAATGACCCATGTTGGCAAGAATTAGCAAGCGTTATAGATGAAGTTTGGGTTAAACCAAACGGAAAAAAACTTTATGTTGAACGATTGGGAGTTGACTCTGGCGACCAGACGCAGTTGGTTTATCAATTTTGCGAAAAGTTTGGTGGCAAAGACGGATACATTATTCCGCTAAAAGGATTTGAGTCATCAATTAAGACGAGGGATAAATTTAAGTTAGCGCAAATAAAAGGACTGGGAATTAATCTTTTAGAAATTTACGTTGACCTTTATAAAAACCAATTAAGCCGGTATCTTAATCAAGAATGGCGCGAAGATGAAAACTATCCTGACGGTTACATGGACTTTGCGGGAACTTACACAGAAGAATACATTCGGCAGCTTACTACCGAGAAAAAAGTTAAAGAGCGCACGGCGGGCGGTTTAACGCGCATAAAATGGCAACAGTTTGGACGCAACGAAGCATTTGACTTAAACGTTTATTGTCTTGCCTTAGCAGAGCTTACCATATGGCTTGTTTCAATGGACGAATTAGATTTAGAGCAAGCCGACCAGAAAGCAGTTTTTGAATATTTAAAAGAACAAGCATAAAAAAATTGTTTACTTTGTAGTAAAAAAAAGTTATTGTTTTGGCAAGGGGGTTCAATGTACCAAACTTTAGCTTCGGCAATACAAGATGTCACGCTTAATTGTTCAGACAGAACAACGCGGCTAAAAGCTTTACAAAAAATAATTGAAGCTACCGAACTGGCATTAATTAATTCAGCCACAAAAAGTGGCGTACAAAAATACCAAATTAATTCAGGGCAAACTGTAATAAACATTCAGCAGTCAAGCTATGCAGAGCTTTTGCAAAGCTATAAGCAAATTAAAGCTTTATTTAATGAAATGTGCGGAATAGAAAATGGCAGCAATCTCATGGCATTTAGAGACGCAGAAAGTAATTTCAACAACATGAGCGAATTAATATGAACCTATTTAATTTTTTTAAACAAAAAAAAGATGTTGAGATAGACACCAGCGTTAAAATAAATAAAGGCGAAAAGCAAGCCTACGCAATATTTAATTCAATAGATAGCACATATGACGGCGAAACAGACGGTATGCAGTTTGGAGATACGCATATTTACGAAATGGATTATTACACACTTCGCGCGCGCTCAAGACAGCTTTACGCCGAAAATGATATTGTTAAAATGATAATTTCAAGATTAGTTACGTTTACGATAGGATCAGGATTAAAATTACAAGCAGAGCCTTACGCGGATATTATTGAGCAGTTTGGCAGAAAAATAGATGTTGATAATTTTGAAAAACAGGTGGAGTCTTTTTGGGATGTCTACAGTAAATCAAAATACATAGACTACACGAACCAGAAAAATTTAGGTGGACTTGAGCAGGAAGTTTTTTTAAACACACTTGTAGACGGCGACTGTTTGGTAATCGAAAGAATAGACAAAGATAGAAAATGGCTGTCTTATCAGATTATAGACGGTTCATCTGTATGCACGCCGCCTCTTAATACCGGGTTAGAGAAAGACAAAGACACAAGAATTATTGACGGCGTAGAAATAGACTCTAAAGGTAGACACGTTGCTTATTGGGTTAAGTCATCAGCATTAAATCCAAAAGAAAACAACATCATGAATGCCTTTGAATACAAACGTATTTTAGCCATATCAAAAACAACTAAACGCCGTAAGGCTTTTATGGTATATGGCACAAAATACAGAAGTTCAGAAACGCGCGGACTTCCTCTTGTTGGCGTATGTATGCAAAAGGCAAAACAAATTGATAGATACGCAAAATCAGAAATAGCGACAGCAGAAATAAACTCTAAGTTTGTGGCAACAATTAAACATAATGAACTTTCAAGCGGAGATAATCCACTTAAAAAAACAATATTAAAATCCCGCAATAACAGAATGGTTAACGCGCCAGAAGCCATTGTTGGCAGTCCGTCAGATTTATCGGGCGACCTAATAGCGCAAAAAACTGCTAAAGCAGTAAATGGAGTTGTCGTCAATTTAGGACTTGGTCAGGAATTAAAATCTTATGACACGAATAGACCAAGCATAAACTTTACTTTATTTTTTGACGTAAACGTAAAGTATCTTTGCGCGGCTTGCGAAGTACCTTTTGAGGTTGCACTTATGGTTTTTGGAAATAACTTTTCAGCTTCGCGCGCAAGCTTAAAAATGTTTGAAGAAATTTTAGTTTGCAAACGCAATAACTTTGCAGAACAGTTTAATCAGCCGGTATACGAAAGTTTTCTTTTATATTATTCAGCTTTGGGATATATTGACGCGCAGGATTTACTTGAAGCGTATGAAGCAGACCAGCATATTGTTTTGGAGTCATTTTTCAGAGCGCGCTTTTTTGGTAAACCAATTCCACACGTTGACCCTAAAAAAGAAGTTGAAGCAAGTATACTTAAAATAGATAACGGTTTAAGCACTCACGAAAAAGAAACCGAAATTTTAGGAATGGGCGATTTTGAAGAAAACGCATTAAGATTAGCCCGCGAAAAACTTTTATTTAAAAAAGAAATGCCACAATCTGGCTTTAACGATAAAGATAATGACGAAGACGATGACGAGGACGAAGACGAAGATACAGACGGCAAAGAAGAAAAACAAAAAAAAGGAGAAATCTCAAATGGCAAAATTAAGCGGTAGAAGGAAAAGAGAAAACACCGAAAGCGCGGCAACTAAAGAAGCGGCAGAAAAAGCTGAAAGCTTAACAAATCTTGATGT